TGGTTTTGGAATTAATTTTAGTGCTTAAGTCTTTGACTTAACTAAAGTGGGTGGTACCCTTTTGGTCTTCTGTCCCTTCTTCGAAGGAAGTTGGAACCGCAGAGTAGGCCTCTTTATAACCTTCAGCTTGTATTTATACAAGTATTCCTTATTATCGCCTTGAATTGGTTTCCCTATGCAGGAAGCCGCCTCCGGTAGACTATAAGATGAATATATATACTTAAAACTATGAAAAATAACAAAAATATTATTAATAATAAATCTGCTTTTTTTTCTAATTTCAAGCTATACTCTGATGTTTATAAAGCTGGTTCTATGATCTCACTAACAAATGAAAAACATTTGTTATTAGTACTTAAGACAATTGGTTACAGGATTGTAACTATGTCTTTATTAAGTACTAAAGAGACCTCCCGATTTAGAATGTTACATAACTTTGGAAAATTTTTGTTTAAGTTAACAAAAAACCATGGTGAAATGTATACAGTCAAATATCTTAAGGCAGCTCAAATGTCCATCCAAAAGAAATTGTCTGGAACAAAAATCTCTTCTTTAAGAGATCTTGAACCAAATTTTCCTTTTCCGAGATTATCTAAGTGCGGTTTACCTAATAGCATAAAAGCTAGAGATAGACGACTTATTTGTAGTAATAATTTAAAGATTATTAGATTTTATTTATCTTTATTTTCTATTTATAGAATAATAAAGGTATCTTTTAATCCGAAATTAAATACTATCACTGATAATTTCAGTGGATCTCAAATGGTATTAGATGATTTCAATAGATGATTAACTATTAATAGTTCAATTATCCTTAGAAAGTTCTCTAATATCCATAAGGAGGATTTGATTGCGACTCAGGTTTTACCTTTATCTAAATCTGGTCCTCAAGGTCCTAAAAGTTGAAATTTTATTATTAATTCTTATTGATCCCTAAAAAATTCTGAATTTTTCGAGGATGTTTTAAGTTTTATTAATAAGACAAATTCATTGAATTTTAAAACTTTATTTTCTAATATTGAATTCTTAAAAAAAGAATCCAATATTGGAGGAGTGTGCTCAGGAAATGAGCCATTAGGTAGACTTTCTTTTAAAGAGGAAGCCGCTGGGAAGTTAAGGATTTTTGCAATGGTTGATATAATAACTCAATCTTTGTTTTATCCTCTTCATCTCTGATTGTTTTCTCTTTTCAAAAAAATACCTAATGATTGTACTCATAATCAAAATGAAGGGTTCCGTTATGCTCAAGAGTTATCTCTTAAATATAATGGTTCTTTCGGTTTTGATTTGAGTTCAGCCACAGATAGACTACCGTTATCTTCTCAAGTAGCTATTCTAAATTCTTTATTTGGAATAGGTACAGAATGAGGTAATATTTTAACTAAAAGAGATTTTATTATCCCTGAAAATAGTTATAATATTCCTCCTCAATCGATTAGATATTCAGTAGGACAACCTATGGGTGCTTTATCTTCATGGGATATGCTTAATTTAGTTCATCATATGATGATCCAATTTATAGCTATCCGCATGCGTAAGAGCACACTCCAAAGTTGATATGATCAATACGTTGTATTAGGAGATGATCTTGTTCTATTTGAAGAAGATGTGGCTAATGTATACCTTTGACTCTGTAAAGAGATTGGGGTAGAAATTAACCTATCTAAATCAATAATTGCAAAAAATCGTCCTGTTTTAGAATTTGCTAAACGAACTTCCGTTTCTGGAAGTGATGTGTCAGCTCTTTCTTTCAAAGAATTATTAAGTTCTAATAATTTCTTCGGAAGATTGGCTGTTACAACTCGTTTAATTAATGCTAATTGAGGAAAAGATTTATTCAAATTACTTATTATAGGTAATTCTAGGCGTAATGATAAAACATTACATAGAATTTATCCTTTAGTAGGTTATTTGACTCAATTATTTCAACAGAATAAGATCACTCTTAGTCAGGTATTAGCCCTTATTACTAGACAAGATAAGCCTGTTAATTTCTTTGGTAGAAATATCAATTGAATGACACCAGGTACAATTACAAAAGTTGTAAAAAATTATTTTTTAACAAAACAATTTGATTTATCTCTTTTAGATGTAAGGGACTATGATTATGCTTTAGATAATGAACGGACTATTAAAAATATTTTAATATCTAGAATTAATAATTTAGTTTTAGATATTAGAAAAATAGACCAGCTTCAAAATCGTATAAGTATATTAGATCGTATGTCTGGGTTTGTCTCTCCTGCTTTGTTGGAATTTTACCAATATTGCATTGAAGAAAAGAAAGTATCTTTAGAATTACCAAAAGAATTGGTATTTAGATGATATTGAAATGATCCCTTATTTAAAAATTTTAAATTGGGTTTCATTCTATATTCGTCTTTTTCTGGGATATTTTTCAATTATAAGAATGGAACATATCCAGATCTTTCTTTATTAAGGAAAGGTCTAGATATTGATCTTACTTATGATCTTCAATCAAGAGTCTGATCCATGAAATATGATTTAATGTATTTAACAGAGTATAATTTTGATAAACTTGAATACTTTAAAAGTAAGAAGTTTTTTGAAATACCTTTGGATGTACTATTAAAGCATTATTCTGAGTTAGAGGGAGTAAAATCTCTACTAGAATTCCACAAAACGGATGTTAATAAGCATAAAGATAAAATTGATAATCCTTTAAAAATTTTAGATTTTTTAAAGGAGATCAAATATCCTAAGCATATTCCTATCTTTTTTGGTGGAATATCCACTAGTGCGAAAAATAGAATTAATGAATTCTATTCTTCCCTCGATAAAGATAAACCTTAAGAATTTACAATTCTAAATTAGGTCATCATATCTGATTATAGATCCCAGCTTTTTTTCAGTTTATAGTATTAATAAATTTATACTAATTCTTTCTAGTTTAGTTGGATACTAAACCGAAGTCTGAATACTCAAGAATAAGACGGGGTGCATTGGATTTGAAGAGTAGTCTTATGACCGATGATATTCCTTAATCGGAGTTATCTGGGCTCTTCAATAGGCAAATTTATTTTTAATAAAATAAATTGGAATTCAG